CTTCACCCTTTCCACCTTCGATTGAAGCTGCATCTGATGAACCTTGCTTTACAGGTTTTGAGTCACCTTTTTCTGCTTTAGAATCAGGCTGCATTGCCTCTTCTATTGCTTGTTCTAGGTTATTTTCTAAATCTGCCATTTCTTTCTCCTGTTTGAGATTATTTTGTATTCTCTTTTTTATTTATATGTTATAGACTCTCAACGAACCTTTTCCATAGATTTAACTTAGTTTCTTCTAACTTATTTAGTTTTGCAGTTTTAAGTTGTTTCTGCATAATTTCTGCATCTTTAGCTTTAAGGATACCACTCTCCATTACCCACTCAACACCTTCCATAATACCTTCTACGAAGGCTTCGGGTGCAGACGGGTCGGCAACGATATCAGCTGCAGTTGCAAGTTGAAAGTCACTTTTCACATGTTGAATACCACCTTTTTCTTCCAAAGAACCTAATCCTCTAGATGATACTCCTAATTTAGCACCATCATTGATTAAATTCTTTACGATTTGACCATTGGGTGTGCTTAAAATCTTTGCTCGTCCCACGAAGTTATTACCATCTTCTTCTAAAGATGTAATCATGTGAGACACTTTGTCTAAATTGATTGTTGGGCCTTCAGGATGTCCTAACTCACCAAAAGCACGTTGCTTATTGATGAACTCGTCCCTATATCTGTTGACCTCTTTTAACATTACTTCTTTAGGGTAAACACGACCATTTCTGTTTTTGATGTTGGACTGCATGAAAACACCTTCAATAAAGTGTTCCTTCTCACCCTTTTCGTTTGCTTCAACGATGACTGGTGATATTGAGTAGTCGTTATATTCAGATATTAATTTCATCTAAGATTTCCCCTATTGTAATTCCTTCTTCGGACATGCTACCCATAATTTTTTTGATATCTTTCATCTCTTTCTGAGCAGATTTCAAATCTTTATATGGCATATCTCCACTAAATTTTCTTCCGTCCATGTACACATCAACTTTATTTCGTTTGTTCTGCACATAAACAATGTTTACTTTCTTCCCACCAACCTTTGCAGTTTCTTTAGATAACTCTTTCTCACCTGATGCAATTTTAAATTTTGCTTCGTGTAAGATGTGTGATATCTCTGCAAATGTTTTCATTATTAGTCTTCCTGACTCGTGTTGTTTACCCAGTCTACTTGCATTTCGACTCTTTTCATGTCAACAGTTTCTGCAGCCTTTTCTTTCATACCAGTAAAAACTGATTCTTTTGCCGCATCTAGTTTACCATTTGCAATTTGGTCAACTATTGTTTTTGCTATTTCACTACTCATTAGTAATCATCTCCTTCTTCATCATTATCGTCCTCATCTAAAGACTCTAGGTCAATTTGAGCATTAATCAATTTAATGTCATCTTCGGACTGCATTAAAATGTATTTTCTAATATACTCTTTAGAGTAATATTGTCCAACATATTCACTAACTTGTGATAGAACATCCATTCTATCTCTTAACAGTTCAAACTCTTTAAGTTCTTTAAAGTGATTGTCTGTTTCAAAGTTATAGAGTATAAAATCTCTAAACTTATCAAACTCTTCTGCACTTACAATTTCTTTTAACACTAATTGTGTTCTAAGAATGTCTGTAAACACTCTTGAGAATTTCTTCTGAAGTCTGTTCGTAAACTTGTTGAACTTAACTTCATCTCTAGTAATCTCTGCAGACCTTCCCATGTTGAAACCATTCTCTGATTCCATTCTTGAGACTGGAACATTCAGTGAACGATATAACTTCTTCTTGAAGTATTCTATATCTTCTATCTCTGAAAGGTTCTGTCCGCCAGGCAAAGTCTCAATTTGAGTTCCTCTACCACCTTCTCTTCTCGGTAACCAAAAATCTTCCAACATACTCATATGTTTTCTGTCATCTTTGATTTCACCAGTATCTGCATTATAGATAAGTTTATTTCTATACTTATTCATTACGTCTGCAAGGTACTGTTCTGCCTTTGCTTTTGGAAGGTTACCTACATCTATGTAGAATATCCTTCTTTCGGGAGCTCTTGATATCCTATAGATAACAAGTGCATCTTCCATCATTGATAACTGATTTGCAGTCTTCAATGCTTTATGAAGATACCCGATGACTACATTCTTACTGTAGTCTAATAGTCCTGAAGTAGTATATGATACTGCCTCGGGAGCAATCTTAAGTGTGTTGCCTTCTCCAGCTGAACCACCCTTATCGAAACCTTTATCGTTGAAGACATAAAACTCTTCAACCTTTACAATCTTTTCTACACCCGTCTTCGGGTCTTTGTCTTTCTCTACGTTTCGGATTTTTTTAATCTTCAACGGGTCAACGTTTCTTATGTCGACAATACCTTTCTTGATATTTTTAGAGTCAACAACTTTATGGAAGTATACTCTTCCATCTACGTACCATTTTCTGAAAATTTCATGAGAGTTCTGATTGAACTTCATCATAGATAAGATGTTATTGAACTCGTTATGCACCTTTCCTTTGATACTTTCAGATAGTTCAACATCTCTTAAGTCAAGTGATACAATTCGGTCTTGAACATCCGATGTAATACACTCGTTTATTATATCCTCAATCGCTAAGTCACACTCGGGGACTAAAGATATTTCTCGGTATTTCTTAATGAGACCTGTCTCATTCTTAATACCACCTTCCATATCGACATATGAACCATATGCACCACCTGATATAAACCCACCAGGCTGTTGTGCAATAACGGGAGTCCCATCATCCTCAACAGGTGCAACAAAAGAGGATGCATTTGCAACCTCTAAATTTCTCAACTCGTCTTTTTTACGAGTTATTTCGTAACCAAAAATTTCCATACTAATATTTATACCACTTTAAAGTGGTCTTTTTCACGTTTATTAAATGACTCTTTCCCAGTGAGAGAATTCAAAATCAACTGTAAACTCTTCCAGTGCATCAACGTTTTCATAAGATAGGTCAATCGCACCGATTGAAGTTGGGAACATATTGAAGAATTCATATCTCGCTAGTACTGAGTCATCTTTATTTAATTGTTCAACATACGCACGTGATAGTAAGTAATCAGTGGTTGTTGAGCCTTCACCACTATCTAATGATTGAATCTCAGTCTGCCACCCTTCTAGAGCAGTTCTTGATGAGAATTCTACATCATTAATAATAGTTACTGACCATGGTTCAAATGTTCTGTCACCAGCAAGTTTAAGGATATGTCCTCTAAAGTTTACTGGGACTGTACCTATAGTAGCAGGTGGTATTTGTGCAGCTTTACACAAAAATTCTATCTTATTACCCGCTCTAGGTAAGAACACTCTAAATCGGTTTGCCCTTGGGCCACCACCGATTAATTGTGCTTTAAATTGGTCTATTGTTGCCATGTTTTATGCTCCTTAAACTGCACCATATATTTCACTAAACTCGACACCACTTCTCGCAGCAACAAAGTTCAATGTAATAAAGTTAATTGATTTAGCAGGTTTGACAAAGATTGAACATACAAATTCATTTCTGTCAATCACTGTATCCGTGTTATTTGTTTCGTCACAAACAACTGAGAAGTCTACTAGTCCACGTCTGTTTTTAACGTCTCTTAAGAAAGGTTCAACAGCAGCTCTAAACTGAGCTCTTGTGAATGCATCGTTGAATTCAAACAACTGAGCTTTAGCTGCAGTTGCAATTGCTTTCTCTAATACGATGAATAGTCTTCTTACGTTAATTCTATCAAATGCAGATGGTACTGTTAATGCAGTTTTATCACCGAATAATACAGTTCCTTGTCCAGCAAATGTTACAACTGGGTTAATCCTATTTCTATATAAGTCATCTCTAGATGATTTAGAAGGATTGAATGCAAGTTTAGTAATACCTAAGTATTGTCCTCTTGAGAATCCAGCAGGTGAGAACCATGCATCTCTCAATAGGTCTGAACGAACCATTAGACCAGCAGTATGTCCACAAGCAGGTGTCCAACAGTACTTATCATTGTATCTGTCATATCCATATACCCAACCACTGTCGAATACTGCATATGAAGAAGATGATGCTGTTGCATAGTCCGCTAAGACGTTTGTTAATTGTGATGACTCTGAAGTTACATTGACTACTGATGCTCTTCTAGGAGAAACAACTGCCATACAGTCTTTTCTTCCTTCACATAGTAGGATTGCTTGGTTGGTTAATGTTGTCCAATCTGCAAGTGTATCTTGGTCAACACCACTACCACTATCACACCTTGTTGAACCAACAACTAAGAATGATACGTCTGATGTTTCTCCATCACTGAAATGGTCTGTCCATGTACCATGTTTCTCTCCAGCAGTACCTGTTCTTCCATTTGCACCACCAGTCATTGATGTT